TGCAATACAATGGCAACGAAAAAGAAAAAATTACTGGTAACGGAGTAATTATATCAAAATTGAACATTGGCGGTGCTGATAGTGTCATTCCTTCGGGCATTTTTATAGCGCCGGGTAACATTTTTCGGCATTATCAAAGCACAAATACTATTACAAATGCTCAGTATTTATCTGGTGCTTTTACAAATAATGAGTATAGATTTTTAACCCAAGCATCCGGTACTGGTAACGCTCCAACTTTATTAGTAGGAAATTCTACAATAATGGGAACTTACTACGACAACGCTGGCCAACATACGGGGTCTAGTTTTAAAATCATGGATACCATTGGCGCAACAAACAATAATTCAATACTTGGAATAAAGCAACTTATTGGCAACCTTACAGGTTCAAGTGGAACACAAATATTGTCGACTGACTACGCAACGATAAATCAAACATCATCGGCTGGGTATATACTGCACAGGTTTTTAGCTTATGAGCAAGGCACTGGGGGGGGCGTAAAAAAGCTTTCCAGTTGGGCAACTACAAATGCGCTCAACGGTGCTGGTTCAATAACCGAAATGGCAAGCATAGATAATGCAGGTAATGGTTTATTTGCTGGTAGCGTTGGGGTGGGTTCTGTTTCTTCTAACAATGCCAGCGCAGCCTTACAAGTAACAAGCACAACGCAAGGGTTTAGGCCGCCTACCATGACTACCACCCAACAAAATGCGATTACCAGCCCTGCTACAGGATTGCAAGTATATAATACTACAAATGATAACCCAAGTTATTATGCTGCAAGTATAGGAGGCACGGCTGGGTGGGCAGGTTATCAGCCAATTACTAAAGTGGTCGCTGCTGCAACAACAGGAACCGTAACGGCTACATTAAACAATGTTAGTGTATGGACGGTTACCCCAACAGGCGCAATAACGTTTAATGCAAGCGGCGGTGTTGCCGGGCAGGAAGCCACATTGGTGGTAACCACAAGCGGCACAACGGCATATACTATCACGTTTGGAACCAATTTTAAAACAACTGGCACACTAAGCACCGGCACCGTAAGCGGCAAAGTGTTTACCGTTGGTTTTGTGTATGATGGCACCAACTGGAACGAAAAAGGGCGTACAACAGCTATGTAAACTATAACCTAAAATAATATTTTATGTATTTCAAATTATCGGGCAGCACAACAGCAAACAACACCGTCAACGCTGTAAGCGGTGCAACAGGAAATCCATGGTGGGTAAATTTTCAACCCACGCAAAACGAATTTTGGTTTGCAGATATAAAACCAGAAGATTTAAACAGCAATGTAATGGTGCAGGGTACGTTAACGCAATTTGCCGCCGATGGTATTACGCCGTTAATGACCTTAACGATGTATGTGCCTATTTTAGGTTCAACATTGGCCAGTTTTGGCGGTACGGGCGGTGTTGCAGTAAACATAACCGCTTTAAACACCTTTTTAAGCACCATTGTACCATTTAATGTATCAACATTTTTACAACAATCATAAACTATACCTATGAAATCTATCCAACCAAAAACAATTCACACAGGAGGGCTTACTGGAACTGATATAACAGCAACGCAGATTGCAGTCGTAATCGAAAGAGATGATTTGGCCACTAATTGCCAACTCGTGTTCCAACTGTTTGATACCGCTGGCAATCCGGTATTAGAAGCCGAGCATTGTACTATGGATGGGAGTGATTACCAGAACTGGAACGGCAATAACGACTACCCTTATACTTACATCGCTAATCGGTACAGTCTCACACTTGTTTAATCTCAGACTATGTACACAAACTATGAATTTTTCAAGCAAAGGTTAGCAGCTTTAGGAATAGCTCACTTTCCAATTGATAACAGCCTTACCCCAGAGTTTACTGCGGCTATCACCAGTCTACAAAAAAGTCATGGGTTAGAGCCAGTAGGCTATATTGGGCCAAAGACACTTGATTTGCTTGTAGCCAATGCCTATCCTGAACTGCCTGCTATTCCTTATGTCCATACTTCTGTACCTGAGCAAGCTGTGATAGATTACTTAAATAGTGTCCAAGAAACTCCAGAGGTAAAGCGCAGCGCCTACATACTGTGGGCAAATGAAAGTGCGCACGGTAAGAGTGGCATCAACGGGAATTACGTAGGTGCCCAGGCAGATGTTGCCCGTTGGCCCAGCCAATTTGATGACACTGTATATGCTACTACCATCAAATGTGAGAACATGACTAGCAACCCTCGGAGGTTTCTTGTATTCAATAGCTGGCAACTGGGTATAGAATTCTTGATAAACCGGGTGCAAAGCCGGGGCCTCTTCATAGGTGGCCACGCACACCCGTATAGCAATATGGACGTAGATGATGTGGAAGAGTTTGCCAAGGCATACTGGGATGAGTGGGTGGAAGGCGACCATAGTGACCCTCCTGCTGCAGAAGTAGCAGACATTGTTGGGCTGTATAAAAAGGCTGCAGCTTATTTTCCGTAAACTCTAAACACACATACCATGTCACAGAACCATCCTCGTACAAGAGAACAACCTCAACAACAAGACGCACAGCCTACAGTTACACATGCAGTGTACCGATGGGCAACCCCTATCCTATTAGCTATCATTGGCTGGTTGGCAGGTAACAAGCTAAACACAATGGATGCCAAACTCGACTCGGCGCTTACAACCCTTTACAGCTTACAGTCTCGCGTTGCTGTTCTGGAAACCAAGCAAACTGAGGACGAAGGCACATTAGCAGGTCACGAACAAAGGATAACATCATTCCTTGAGCAATACCCGCTAGACCGGGAACGCAGGAGAATCAAGTAATACCCCCTATGAACCCACCGAAAAGGCTTTCAGGCTATCCTGGAGCCTTTTTTCATGCCCAGTGGCGTAGTATCTGCTGGTAATGGCTGTGGATGTATGACCAGCTGATGCAGCAGCCATCTCAATCCCGAGACTCTCGCTGATGAGGTCTGTGTACAAATGTTTGAGGCTATAACAATCCTGCCTCACTCCCATCTTCTCCTTCACATGGGTATGCCAACGCCTGACTATTTGCTCGTAGCGAATAGGCCGTTTCCCCGGCACCAGCCCTTCTGAGAAAAGATAATCCCCCTGCATATCCATCAACTCCTTCCACAGCCCAAGCACATCACCAGCTATCACTTTGTGCACTTCACGCCGGTAACTTCCCTTGCGTATAGTGACAGTAAAGAGCTGCTCTTCAAGCTGAACATGCTCCTTTCTTACAGCCAACAGCTCTGTGATGCGTGCACCCGAACAGAAGAAGATATGCAGGAAACGGTAGAAGACGTAGTTGTTCTGCTTCAACCTCGACGCTATCTCTTTCCATTCAGCCAGGGTCATCACTTCACGCATACGGTGGATAGTTTTCTTAGGCTCTACACTGTGTACAGGATTAGATGGTATCATTTCCATCTCAAGTAGGTAGCGGAACAGGATGGACAGGTACGTCCTGTACTGGTTATAGGCCCGGTCGGAAAATTTTACTGAGAGGCCGGCACACCCATCCAACATCTGCTTGACATGCTTACGTGTAACCAAATGCACCGGCATGTCCAACCGCTGGTTAGCTATCGACTGCTTGACGCGTCCTACCACATGCTTTAACCCCGCCCGGGTGCCATGTGTCACAGTTACTTTCTTCCAAGCCATATCCAATGCTTCACTTAACAGCCTGTCAACTCGTCTGGCCCTGGTTCTAAGGCCAGCTTCTACGTCTTTCAGGAGCCTCACGGTTACCTGCTGTCTTTCCTCACGACTCTTGTACTTATTCATGCCTTTGACGATTACGAGTTTACCCGTAGCATCTCCTTCCGCATGAAAACGGTAGTGGATATACCATGGTGTCATTGGGGCATTTGCTGACTGCCAGTTTGAAGGGTGGACAAGGATAGTAGTGAATGAGTCCCCATTTGGAAGGTAGTTTCGCACTGGAATTAACGATTACGTTAACGGTTGTTATCTAATCCACTGGTTATCAGAGGTGTGCCTTTAGTTTGGGAAACTAATGCTCTACCAACTGAGCTACTTCCGCTTGTGGGGTGCGAATGTACAACAAGGGGCCGTAACCCACCAAATTGCAACCCACTATCTCGAAAACATACCCTTACATACCTGTCAATTTCACTTGCCGTTAACGATTTCGTTAACGAATGTAGGAACCATGCTCCATAGGCTCAAGCTCAAGTTATCCACAGCCCGTGTAGCTTAGAGGTCTAATACCCCTACTATGTTCAACTTCCTACGTGCATCACTCTCCGATGTAGACGGACAAACGTCTTCCAAGCGTGTAATTGCTTACGCATTGTTGCTTATCCTGGGCACCATGGCCATCACTGACACATTTACCATAGCACACTTCAAGGCCGACACTTGGGATGATGTGTTCTATGGCCTGCTTTTGTACGGGGGTATGATTACCTCTGAGAAATTCACTAAACGCTCCATCCGTAAAACACCCGATAATGAAACATCTACCAGTAGCACTACTCCTGACAGCGAGTCTGTTGTTCTTCAGCCTAAGCTCCTGTAATTATGCCCGGATATGCGCTGAGAGGTTTCCACCTCACAGCGACACGTCTACTACCGTCCATGACACTCTTGTCTATCATGACACGGATGTAACAAGGCTGGTACCCGTGTACATTCCTTCTGACAGTACAGTAGTGTCTCTGCCTACAAGCTTGCATGACACTGTCTTTTCTGAAAACACTAAGTACTTGTTTCAGAAAGTCATAGTTCACGACGGTAAGGCCACAGTAGTATGTGCTACAGATAGCTTACAGGCTGTAATAGCTAAGTTGACAGTGAAGCTTCAGACGCTGGAGAAGATACACGACCAATCTACCACTATTAAGACTACTGTACATATCACCACTAATCACATCCCGAAATGGGTATGGTGGCTGATAACTATTAACATAGCCTATTTGGCGTACAAATTCTGGCCATCTTACTCGGGCATACTCGGCACCGGTGTGTCTGCAATCGTAGCTTTATGCAAACGAAAGGTTTAGTCAGCATAGCTAAAGCCTGGGCCAAGTTTATAGAAAGCTCAGAGGCTACAAAGACTCTGATGAAGAGCCGCCTATCTACCTGTGACAGTTGCCCGCACAAACGGCAACTTAGCCCTTTTGGCAAATGGGTTATCCTCGCCATCAACAAAGAAAGCTCAACATACTTTTGCGGCCAGTGCGGTTGCCCTTTGGCAGCCAAAACAGCTACCCCTACAGAAACCTGCCCACTGAACAAGTGGGAACACTAACCTCACAGACAGCGCTTCACGGCGCTGTTCCTGTTTAAATCCAATCCTCCTATGCCTATTAACACACAGCACCAAGCCCATCTACCCGCAGCTCAAATTATGTACGACTCCGGCCTCACTGTCTCTGAAATTGTCCGTAGGCTGAGTAAAGAACATGGGATAGATACTGACTCGTATGCATTCCAGATGCATCTCTACCGACATCTCAATCGGAGTAAGGTAAAATCAACGGCTCAACGGGATGAAAATCAGTATGGCACGGATGCTATCAGTACGGATAAGAAGCTGACATCCTTCAGTTACAAAGACATCATCCCATTCATACAAGGGTTGCAGAAAATAAGCAAGCAGGCTTCCTTTAACCAAGAAAAGGCTGCATGGCGTATCAAGACAGACAAGCCTATTGTGGTGGCCACAGTGGCTGACTTACAGCTCGGCAGTTGGGCTACAGACTATGACCTGTTCATGCGTGTGACGGATGAGATTATCAACACACCAGACTTGTATGTGTTGCTGTTAGGAGACATCTTGCAGATGGCTATTAAGCTACGGGGCGTGCTCGAAGTCTCTGACAACATCATACCACCTAAGCTACAGTACTACTTCCTTGAAAGCTGGTTGCAAGACATCCAATACAAGGTGATAGCCTCCACATGGGATAACCATTCAGTCATGAGGGAAGAAGCCCAGGCCGGCTACTCCACTTATGCAGCCATATTCGGTAGACATACAATCTACGCAAACGGCATCTGCCACCTCGACACAATCGTCAATGACATTACATACAAGTGGGCCATCACCCACTTCTTCCGGGGAAAGTCTATGTACAACAAGACACACGCACCGGAAAGATATTTACGCATGGAATTCCCTGAAGGTGACATAGCCGCACAGGGAGACTTCCATGAGCCAGGCATCTCCAAGTTCTGGGAAAGGCAGAAAGAGTATGTGGCCATTGTCACAGGCTCCATCCAAACTAACTCCGGTTACGCCAAGCGTTTCTTCAGCCTGACCACCGCCCCCGTCTACCCTTGTGTTGTACTGCAGCCAGACCAGAAGATGGCCACGCCATACTGGAGTGTGAAAGAGTATTTGGCCAACAAGCGGTAAAGGCGTATGTTGAAAATTATCTACCCATTTTAGCCGATGGGTTTAAAAAAGTGAGGGCTGCAGTACATATAGTACTTCGCAGCCCTTCTTTATAAACTGTAGTCCGGGCTATATCTTGCCCGGTTTAAAGTCCAATGTGATAAACCAATCCTGTCTTGGTGCTTCCATGAGTTCTTCAGGAAGCTCGTGTTCTGGTATCTTTAGCACCTCTGCCCACTTGCGGCGCAGAACTGTGCTCTTTTCGAGTGCCAGAAGCCGCGCGTCTGTTATATCCGTGTCCGTCCTCTTATCCCTGTGCCTGTATTGAAGCGTGCTACCATCTGTAATCAGCTCCTTGGCTTCCTTGCTCATCATGCTGTACTGCCCCTTCATAAACCTTTGGATGTCAAGCAGCCACCTGTTGTCTAACCGGTAGACTAAATAGACTCCTTCTTTAGGCTTGGCATGGCCAGCGTATGCGTTGCATCCAGTCACTTGTGTGTTACAATCAAACAAGGATTTGATATGTGCTACAATGTGGCTGCCATCAGGAAATAAGTAAGTGTTAAGCAGGTTGCTGGAACCAAAATCCTTGATATTCATGCCCACGAGGGGCAGGACATACCAAGTCGTCAGGTTTTGCTCGTTCAGTACTCTAACAAATTCGTGCATTCTTTTAATTCTTCTGTGTCTTGAAATCCATTCCTGTAAACAGACAGGTCAGCGATACCATACTTCTCCCAAAGCGGGTGCTCAGGAGTCATCATAGTAACGGTTGCTTCTGTCTCGGCATAGATAATGGGGCCATAGTACGGGCCGAAGTGCTTTTCGTAAGCCCTTTTCACCGTGGTGCCCCACATGATTTCGTCCACAGACTTGAGCAGTTCTGCCGCCTTCTTTTCTCCCATCCCTGGAATGCCGGCAATATTGTCAGCGCTATCACCCATCAGCATCTGCATACACCAATTGTACTTGGCCTCAGTGCTGGTCACTTTCTGGATTACCAGGTCAGCACTGGTCAAACCCTGCCCTTCTTCCTCAGCCTTTTTACGTGCTGGTTTGTAGTTCAGATGTAGGCCGGGTATCTGCCTGAGGTCTTTGTCTGGTGAACAGATGACAGGAATGGTAGCCTCCTCATACATCAATCCCATAGCAACCATTGCTACGACATCGTCTGTTTCAAGGTGGGCAGGAGCTTGGAGAAATTTCCACTTAGTCATCAAGTGTTCCCGTACCACAGGCTCCCAGAAGCGTATCCACTCCATCTCATTTGTTTCCTCCTTGCCCGCACGGTTACCCTTGTAAGGTTTAAATTTGTAGATGTGGTAGCGGAAACACTGGCCCGAGTAGCTCGGCCCAAGGATGCCAAGATACGACTTAGCGCTGGATAGTGTGAGGAATTCCCTCATCCATGTATCCAGGGCCCCGTGCATAAGCTCCACTTCACGGTGTTCCCGGTGGTGCCAGCCTATCATCCAGGCAATACTGTCCCCGTCAATGATGAGTGTATTGCCTTCAGAGGAGCCGGGCTGCTGTGTTGTTGAATAGTTCAAGTTTTCCATGGATTAATTTCCAGTTTGTGTCATTGCCAAGTTTTTCCTGCCTTACCAGCCCGAGATTATGCAACACCTTCAATGAGCTGAGTATAAGCCTGTGTGAGTATGTTGCATTCACCATTTGAGGGGCGGTGCGTTCTTCTTGCTCTAAGCAGCGAAGAATGTAGGTTGTGACAGGCTTGGACAAATGGTTGTATATGAAAGCGGCTTTTGCGTAGGCTGCTAACGGAATCTTACTTGCCTGTTGTTTTTCCATGGGCTTTCGTTTGTCGTTCATTGGAGGTTTTGCTTCTATGGCAAGTCTTGCAGAGTACTTGAAAAGCTGCAGGGTCTTCTGCTGTAAGCCGCTGGATAAAGGGTGCAATGTCAGCCCAATCACGTAACGAGCCACAAGGTATGAGATGGTCAATCTCTACGGCTGCCCGGGCAAACCATTTCCTGCACTTCGAGCATTGGTATTCCCATTTCAGCCTTCGGTTGGCATTTCGTGATGGACGTTTTGCAGCCTCCAGGGCCTGCTTCATGGGTATCCAGAAACGGAAACTCTTTCTTAAGGCACTTCTCAGCTTGCCCCAGTATTCAGCCTCAGTCATGGTACCACCGTTACGGGTTTTAAGTACTCTTGGTTTCGTTGCCATAGGATAGTAGGATTATAAAGGGCTGGCCGGTACTCGCCTTACGGGCTCCTTCCCGGCCTTCTGCCCTTTGTTTAGATATGAGCCAAATGTTTCTTCTCGGCCAGGTCGTCATGAAGCTGACCAACCTTTTCCTTGTGTGCATCCACAGCCTCTTCAATCAGCTTGGCATACTCAGCATCTGTAAGCTGAGCATACTGGCTGGAATGATACAGGTTCTGTGTAACACCAGTAAGGGCTGAATGAGGGAAGAACTTCAATACGCGTAGTGCACCGGTACCTTTGTGGTCAATGCCGCCAATGAACATCGGGTCAACGAACACGTTCAGGGTGATAGTGCCTTCATTCTGGTAGTTCTTGATGTACCTTAAGCCACCAATATGCAGCCCTTTCACGCAGCTCTGGTCGTCATTGCAGTTAACTTTGTCCCAGCTGTCGAGATAAGTAGGCTGGCCAACACGGATGATGTGTCCTTCATATTCACCAGAGAAGAACTTGTCCCCGCTTTGGCGCTGCACAGCAGGTTCAAACACACGTTGTTCAAGGAATGTTGGCTTCTGGTAAGTCTTCAGCCCGCTGAATTCATCCACCGTAAAGTCAAACCTGTCTACTTTCTTCACGCCACCATCTGCAGTGCCGTCTGGTACAAACTTCCAGTCAATTTCACTTACGACTTTGTAAGTAGCTAATACAACTTGTTATCGCTGTGGCTTTTTATCCTCAGCTTCTTATACTTCTTAAGTTTGTATAAGTTCGGCGTACATTTTCAACCAGTTCACTCTGGCTGTCAAGCACTCTTGGAGATATTATAGTCTGCTATGCAGTTTCAATCTCTACGCTCTACGCAGTTCAGCCTCTTTTAACTTTCTGAATTTGCTCGGTATTAGTGCCCCTTGAAATATCTTATCGTGCTTACGTTGTAGGTAAAAATGAGCGTCTTTATAAAGGAATTTGTGTAAAAGCTTAAATGCTTCCATTTTTCTGACTAAAATCTTATAAAGTTTATCCTCTCTGGTTTCCCAAGAAGTTTCTATCTGATTATGATTAAGCACTTGTTCAAGCTGTTTTAGGAACACAATACTGTTTCCACAGATACCAGCAACTCTATAACAACTTCCGTCTTTAGCTATACCTACAGAACACCATCCATCTCCATCAAATACTCCACGTATGTAGTGGCGCAAAAGTTCTGCTGGAATTGGAGGCATATTTATTTCACAATAGGACTTTCGATTACAAAGACCCAATGCTTGTAAAGCTTTTACGATTTCTTTACAGTTACAGCTAAAGATGAAGGACTTTGCAGTACCTTGAATCAATTCTAATTCTGGGCCAATATTATCTCTAAACAAGTTTAAGATATAGACATCATTACTGGTTACTTGAATAGTTTTGTCATCTTTAGCTATTGAGCCGTCTGCTGTAAAAAATCCAAGCAGGTA